CCCGCCGCCGCCCACGGTCGCGTTGATGGTGGCGCCGGGCGTCAGGCCGGTCAGCAGCCCCGCGCGGAACTCGCCGGCGCCGCCGCCGGAGCCGCCCGAGACCGAGCCATTGCTGCCGCCGCCCCCACCGCCGCCCGCCCAGGCCAGCACCAGGCACTGCGTCTTGCCGAGCGGGACGGTCACCGCGCCCGACGACGTCAGCACCGCGAATTGCAGCTGCGCGATCCGCCGCACGGCGGAAAGCAGCTGCGTGTTGCTGTTGGCCAGCGGCATGAAGCCCGCCGCCTCGATCACGCCGGCCAGCTCCTCCTGCACACCGTTGAGCCACCAGGCCGGCACGCGGGTCGCCAGCACGCCGCCGACCGGGTCGCCCTCCGTGAAATAGCCGGTCGGGCCAGACAGGCTCGGCAGCGCCGGCAGCGCCGCGGCCGCGCTGGGATCCTGGATGCGCTTCATGGGGTCAGCTCCCGTAGGAAAAGAGCACCACGGTGTGGGCAGGGACGAGCTGCCGCAGGGTGCATTCAAGGGAGGCGTTGCCCCAGGTCGCCAGGGCATCGCCGGCTTGGCTCTGGCCCGCACGAAAGCGGACCACGGTTGTCTGCGGGGCGCGCACGCGCCAGGCATTCGCCCAGGCCTCACCGCACAGCGGCTGGCCGGCGCGCAGCGATCCGGCGCGCGCGGGGGCGAATTCCTCGATCGTGATCTGGTAGCCGAGGGCGGCAGCGACGCCGATGAAGTAGGGCACCGACTGGCCGCCCTGGGCGGTCAGCCGCGCCACCACCTGGGCCCGTCGCTGCTGCAGGCTGCCGGCGCCATCACCCGTGCTGCACTGGTCCGGCAGGCCGAGCGTCTCCTCCCAATCCGGCAGCAGCTCCAGCGCGGTCGCGGGGAACGCGTCGGCCAGGACGGCGAGCGCCCGGGCATGCAGGCGGGCCACGCCCGTCGCCAGCCCGGATGCAACCCGGCCCTGGTCGGAGCCTGCATCCCGCCGCCAGATCACGCCGCGCGGCAGCAGCGCCAGGAGCGCCGCCCGATAGTCGGCGGCGCTGCGCGCGAACCGAGCTGTCATGGCGGTCAGCTCCAGACGATGGTGCCGAGCACCGGAAGATGGCCGGCCGGCATCACGATGCTGGTCACCGGCTCGACCAGGGTGAACCGCTCGACGCCGGCCGCGGCACTGATCGCGCTGGTGATGTCGCTGGTGTAGATCGTGCCGCCCGGGACGCCCTTGCGGCGCAGCATGCCGATCAGCGAGGCGCGGATCGCCGCGCGGGTGGCCGCGCTGTCGACCTGCAGGTCACCGATCTCCAGATCCAGCACATGGGGCACCGGCGCCACGACGCGAACCAGCGCCGTGACCGGCCGCAGCGGATAGACGTGGTCGGCCACCGCCAACTGGTCACCGGTCGCCGGCACGCCGCGCGTCTCCGCGCTGGCGACGCCATCGGAGCCCTGCGGGAATCCATCATGGGCAGCCTGGGCATCGTCGAGCATGACGTAGACCACGACCTCCGGCGACTGGCCGCGCCGCACCCAGGCGCGGGTGACGCCCGGCACCTCCAGCGCCCAGGCCAGGTAGTCCCGCTCCGCGCCGCCCTGCGGCGGCGCCTGAAAGCGCGCCAGCATGCGGCTGCGGACCGATTCCTGGTCTTCTTCATCGGCGCCGCCGGTCATGGCGCTGGCGGCGATGCCCGCGGCGTTGACGCCCGTGATGGCCGCCGAGATGACCATGGGCTGAGCGGAGGCGCCATTGCCAGCCGCTCCCGGCTCCACCGCCTCCACCGGCACGACCACCAGGCCGTCGCTGCCGACGGTGCCGAGCGCCGTGGTGCGGAAGGCCTGGCCATCCAGCGGCCGCGTCACCGGCGTGCCCTCGGGCAGCAGCGCGCCCGGGGTGCCGGTGAATTCCGCCGTTCCCGCCGCTGCCGCCGGCGGCACGGCCGCGATACCAACCAGCGCCGCCCAGCCGGCCAGGTATTCGTCGCGGGCGGTAACCGGCACCGCCATGCGGGCGATCCAGTCGAGATACCCGTAGACGCCATGCAGCAGGCCAGCCAGGGCCTTGGCCAGGATGCCCAGCAGCGAGGCGCGCAGGACCATCCCGCCCGTCGCCTCGCCCGCATCGTTGCGCGCCTGCTGCACCAGGGCCGTCAGCGTCGGCCGCTCATAGGGCATGCTAGACCCCCTGCCAGGCTATGGAGACGGCGACCTCTTGCCGGTCGGTCCCGCGGGTGATGGTGATGCGCGCGGCCAGGCGATCGCGCGTCTGCCACTCGGCTGCGATGGCGATGGCGTCGGCCAGGCCATCCTCTTTGAGCCAGGCGAGCGCCTCGGCCATGTAGCTCTCCGCCAGCCGGAGCGTGTCGCGGGTGCGGGCGTGTCGCCGCAGCAGCCAGAGGCGCGAGCCGATCGGCTCATCACCATCCCCCCACCACCCGCGCGGATCGGTGTCGCCGAGCGGCAGCCGGTCATCCGGCCGGGCACGCGCATCGGTGAAGAGGCTGACCAGCACCGCCGTGTGGATGCCCGGCGCCATGGCGAGCTGGCCGCCCGGCAGGATCTGCCAATCCGCCGCGGTGCGCTCGACATCCCAGGCGATTGCGATGTCGCTCATGCCGGCGGCCCGCTGGTGCCGCTGCCCGGATCGACGCCGCTATGCACATGCTCGCGCAGCGACACGCCGCCGGCGATCACGTCGCCGGTCACCTCCAGCAGCGGCGCCTCGACCACCACGCGCGCGGCGGCGCGCAGCAGGATCTCGCCACCCTTGCGCAGATGGATCAGCGTGCCGTCATTGGTGTGCAGGGCCACCTCGCCCTCGGCGAGATCGACCTGGTATCGCCGGTCATTGGTCGCCACGACGACGCCGCCGGTGCGGTTGCCGGCCACGAACAGCACCAGCGCGTCGGCGCCGACCGGCGGCCGCGACGCGATGCCGAATTGCGCCATCATCGGGGTGCCGTCGCGCCCCTCCGTGTCGTCGAAGCGAAGCTGCAGCAGCCGGATGCCGGCGCCGTTGCGGCTGGCCGCGACACGGGCGTAGCCGATCATGGACAGCACGCGCCCGAAGAGGCGCTGCGTCGCGGAATCGCTCATGGAGCCAGTCCCCCGGTGTCGGTCGTGGGCGGCGTGGGATTGGCGTCGAGCGCCTGCCCCACCTGCCAGTCATAGGGCTGCAGCACCACCGGCTCGGCCGCGTAGGCCTCGGGCGGCATCAGCACGAGGTCGGCATGCGTGCCTTCCTGCCCACGGCGATAGGTCACCTCGGCGATGATCCAGGCGCGGTCGGGCAGCTTGAGCGCCGGCAGGTGGACCGTGGCCAGCCGGCCGGGCTCCCATAGCTGCCCGGCGGCGTCTCGCCAGGAATCGCAGGTGATGCTCACCGCCTGCGACCGCCCGAAGCGCCGCGTGGCCTCCCACTCGGCGCGGCGCTGCGCGATATCCTCGCCGCTCTGCATCTGCTCTGACACGAAGACGCGCGGCCGGAAGCGCGGCACGCCCTGGTCCCTCGCCCGGCCGCGCACGTTGTAGTCGAGCGGCCCACCGACCGCGCCAGCCAGGTCCTGCAGCACGTCGACGGACATCACAACCGCCTCGTAATGGCTGTAGCGCTGGTCCATCGCGAAGGTGACCATGGCGGTCTCGACATTGATGCCCTGCACGAAGCCGCTGGCATGCCGATCCTTGCCGGCCTTGCCGATGACGATGCGGCCCTGCGCATCCTCGTAGGCCAGCATGCCGGCATACCGGGCGACCCGATCGATGATCTCCCAGCCCGTCTCCGTCAGGGCGACGTTGAACTGCGGAAGCACCGGCCCCTCGCCATCGGGGGCCAGCACCTGCAGGCCGAAGGGCGCCGCGAGCTGGCGGGCCAGCGCCGCCGCGCTTGCGAAGCTGACCTGCCCGCGCACATCGCGCAGCCAGGCCTGGCAGTCGACCAAATCCTGTGCCTTGCCTCGGCCGGTGACGCGCACCTCATGGTGTCGGGCGCCGATCTCGAGCTGGACGCGGTCGACATAGCCGGTCAGCGCCACATCCTGGCCGATCCGCACCGTGCAGGGTTGCCCGGGCTGCACCGAGATGGCACTCGGCTCCCCGGGATATCGCTCGGTCACCAGCAGGTCGAAGTCGCTCGGTGTCCGCTCCAGCCCCCGCGCCAGCCTGACATTTTTCCAGCCGGTCAGCCGCTGGCCGCCGACCGTCAGGGTCAGCTCGCCATTGTCCGTCATGCCATGGCTCCTACCGGGCCAGGGCGCGGTAGCTCCCCGGCATGAAATTGGGATCGGCGGCGCCGGCGTAGTTGGCCAGCTCGTTGGCGCGGTCGGGATCGGCGTAGTAGCGATGCGCCTGCACCAGCGCCGGCACCGGACCGGGCGAGAGGATGTCGCGCAGCGCCGGCAGCTCGGCGGCGCGGCTGGTGATGTCCGACCACACCGCGACCCGCAGCGCGCGCAGCGCCGCCACGGTCTGGTCCTCCCCGGCGTCGCCGGCCACGAGGATCTCGGCATCGATGGCCTCGACCATCTGCGCCCGCAGCACCACCGCCTCGTCATAGGAGCGCGGCTGCGCCGCAGCCGCCGCCCGGGCGGCCTCGGCCAGGGCGGCGCGGCGCATCACGGCCTGCACCGCCGCCTGCGCCGCCGCCTCCGCTAGGCCGATCGGATCGCCGGCCGTGGGGGCGGAGGCGATACCGCGCGCCAGCGTCAGCAGCAGCCGCACCTGGTCGGCGGGATCGTCGGCCACATCGCGCAGCGCCGCGGCGAGCCGGCGCGCACCGGCGGCGAAATCGTCCGTCGCTGTCATAGGCGTCCCGCCAATCTCTCGAGGTTGCGCCCGGCGCTGGTCACCGCCTGCCGGGCCTGGGTCACCCGCGCCAGCGAGGACTGCACGGTGCGCAGCGGATCGGTCGCGCTGCGCATGCCCCGCGCGAAGCGGCTCAGCGCCCTGCCCTGCCCCGGCACCAGCGAGCCGACGGCATTGACCACCGAGGCCGCATCCCCCGCCAGGCGCTGCGCCTGGCCGGTCCAGCGGCCGACCGTGCTGACAGCCTGCCGCACCACCTCGCCGCCCTGGCGCAGCGCGGTGGTGGCCGCGCTGCCGAAATCACCCGCCGCCGCCAGATCCAGGGCGCTCGCGGCGTCGAACACCTGCGAGAGGCCGTCGAACAGGCCGGTCGGAAAGCTCGCCTGGCCGGGCTCGACGAAGACCATGGCGAGCTCGACAACCCGGCCCTCCTCCGTGCGCTCGGAGGTGGCCAGGCTGATCATCGAGACGAGCTGCAGGCCGAGCGTGGGATGCACCAGCTCGCCCGGGCCCTCTTCCTCGGCCGCCGCGATGAACTCATCCTTCTGGGCGAGAGCATCGTCGCCGGTCAGGTAGCCGAGCACGCGCAGCTCGCGCGGCCCCCGCCCGAGATCCTCGATCCACACCTGGTCCCGGTAGGGGTATTCGTGCCGGGTGGTGCGCCGCCCGAACTGCGCATCGTTTTGCCGCACGAAAAACGGCAGCCCGCGCCAGGAGGCGGGATAGAGGCTGTCCTGCCATGCGCTCATGGTCCGCTCCCTGGCATGGCCCGCTCGATCCGCGGCGCGCCGACATCCAGACCTGGGGCGCTGCGCACCTCGGCCGTGGTCCCAGGCGGCGCGCCGCGCAGGGTGATGTCGACGCGCGCAGCCGGCGCGGCCTGGGATTGTGGCGCCGCAGCCGGCGGTGCCGGGGCCTGCGGTGCCGCCTGCTGCCGCAGCCGGGGCAGCAGGCCCTCGGCCGTGTTCGCGCGGTTCTGCGCCTCACCGAAGCGGCCCGCCGGCTTCTCGTAGAAGAGCGAGATGGCGGCTGCCGCCTCCGCCGCCGTCCGGGCATTGAGCAGCGCGATGCGTGCCTGTCGGTGCGTCCCGCGCAGCTCATGCTCGATGAAGCCCAGCTGATCCTCGAAGCTGGATTGGCGGATGTCGCGGCCGGACCAGCGGCGAAAATCCTCCTGCCGCTCCGGGTGCCACTGCGCGACGCCATAGGCGCGGCCATTGTCGCCCACCGCCTGGTGGTCGAGATTGGCCCCGCTCTCGTGCCGGAGGTTGGCGACAATGCCGGCCGCCTGCTCCGGGGTGTAGCCGCGCCCCAGAAAATACTCGTAGGCCTGCCGTTGGCGCGGCGTTGGCGCGGAATCGGCCGGCCCGGCCCCGAGGCGCGAGGACGGGACACCACCGCCGGGGGTCAGCCGGCGGTTCAGGAACGGATTGAGGCTCGACAGCGGGTTGCTGCGGTCCGTCAGCCCCTCGAACAGCTTCCCGGCGCCGCAGACACCCATCGCGATACCGGCAATCGTGGCTCCGCCGCTGAGGCCGAGGAGCCGCAGAGCCCAAAGCGGCAGTCTGATCGAAGCAAGCGATGTGAGGCGTCCGACTATGCCGGTCAAAGGCGCCAGAACGTTCAGCGCCAGCGATCCGCCGTCTGCACTTGCGCCCCCAGCCGCAGATGCGGCCGCCGCGCCACCAATACCAAGCAGCATGAGCGCCCAGATGGGCAGCCTTATCCCAGCCAGAGCCGACACTCGCCCCACAATTCCGATCAGCGGCGCCAAGATGCTCAGCGTCAGCACGCCACCCAGGGCAATCGCGGCGTTTTTCCACCCTCCGAACAGATCAACGGCGCTCTGAGTGGCCGCCGCCATGCTGGAAATGCTCTCGGCCAGCTTGGCGGGGCCGCCGGAGGTCATCCAGCCATCGATGGCGGCCGCGATACGCCGCACCGCGGCCTGACCGCCATCGGCGGAGGTGATCCAGTCGGTCATCCGGCTCACGATGCCGGTCAGCGCCGGCGCCAGGGACACGGTCAGCGCCGCGACCAGCCCCTGACTGGCCAGGACCAGCCGCGCCTGGGCCACGCGGGCCGCCTCCGCCCGGGCGACGCCCTCCTCCGAGATGACGCCATAGCGCCGCGCCTCGCGCGTCAGCTCCCGCAGGCCGGCGCTGCCCCGCTGGAGCAGCGGCAGCATGTCCGGCGAGATACCGAGCGCGCCCAGAACGCGCCCCTGCAGGCGCGGATCACGGATGCGGGCAATCTGGTCGGCGACCTCCGGCAGCACTTCGGCGGCCGTGCGGGCTTGGCCACTGGCATCGTGCAGCCGGATGCCCAGCAGACGCAAATACTGCAGCGCCTCCATGTTCCGGCCGCCGACGGCATCGCTCAGCGCCTGGCCCAACCCCTGCAGGCTCGAGGTCATGCCCTCAGCCGAGCCGCCGGCCAGCACCGCGGCGCCCTGTAGGGCCTGGAGCTGGCCGGCGGTCATCTGCAGCCGCGCCGCCTCGGTCGCCAGCCGCGAGCCGAAGGTGGCCCAGCTGCTGGTCATCCGGACAATGCCGGCGATCGTGCCGATGCCGGCCAGAGCGGCCAGCGGCGGCGCCAGGTCGGCGGCGACGCGACCGACCGAGCGCAGCCCGGCGGCAAGCTTGGTGGCACCCGTCGCGTCACCCAGGCTGCGCACGCTGGCCGAGAGGCGGCCCAGCGCCAGGGACGGCATCCGGGCCGCCGCGGCGATCTGCCGCAGCGGGCCGGAGGCGCGATCGCGGGCGCTGATGGTGACGCTGAGCGCCTGCTGTGCGCTACCGCTCATGTTGCCCCCTCCACGCTTCCTGGCGGCGCAGTCGTTCGCTGGTGCTGACCCAGGCCAGCAATTCCCACCAGGTCAGGCTGTCGGCGTCGCGCGGCCCCCATCCGCAGCGGATGGAGGTCTCCCGCGCTACTTCGCGCCAGTCGGCGGGGAGGGCGGAATAAAACGCGCGAAGAAGTCGGCCGCCTGGGTCACGACGCGGATCGGGAGCTTGGACACCGCGGGGATCGGCAGGCCGGAGCAGAGCGAGATGAGCTTCTGCGTCTGCTCCAGATCCGTCTTGGCCTTCATCATCTCGATCATGTCGCCGATGGTCGGCTCCCGCAGCGTCAGCTCGGAGTATTCGGCGCCATTGGCGGCGACCGGCTGCGGCAGCGTGATGGTCAGCGTGTCGTCCATGTGTTCGGTCATGTCAGCTCTCCCGCACGTCCTCGCCCTCGAAACGGATGGCGAAGGTGCTCTCGGTGGAATTCACCTCCGGCGCCTCCACCGTCCACATGCCGACGCCGTAGATCTCCTTGCCGGAGGCCAGGCGCAGCGTGACGGAGACGTTCGTCATCTCCTCGAAATCCTTGACCCGCATGCCGGCGGTGTCGCGGATCGTCGCCGCGATGAAGCCGGCCTTGGGCGTCTCCGAATAGCCGCTGATGCCGCTCATCGAGGCCAGCGTCTGGCGGGTGACGGAGGACACGCCCCAGGTGGGCTCGGACACGACCTCGAAGGCCATGCCGTCCACCCAGAGCCACGCGACGCCGCCGAGGCGGCGCGAATTGTCGGCCATGGCGCTTACCCCTGCGAGTTGCGGAACTGCACCAGCGCGGCGAGCTGCCGCAGCTGGTCGATCGGGACGATGGGCAGCAGCGCGTCGATGCGGCAGCGGTTGGTGCCGTTGCGCTCCACCACCAGCGAGGCCTCGAACGCCGCCGAGTTCTGCACCAGACCGAGCCGCTCGAGTTCGCGGTAGCGGCCGATGATCGCGTTGCGGATCAGGTTCGGCGTGACGATGTTCTGGCCCGGCCGCACCGGCTGGTCATTGGAGGCCAGCTTCATCCGCCCGAAGGTGCTGGTCACGAAAATCCGGAGATTCCGGATCACCGCCGCCAGCGTGTAGAGGCGCTCGACATACAGGTAGCTGTCATCGGCCGCGCCGAGCGGGTTGCGCTGGTAGGTGGTGACGATGGTCTCCGTGGTGACCGTGCCGTCATCCTGCACCGTGTGGCTGCTGAGGCCGGACCAGAGCAGGGTGTTGCGCTCCCCGATCGTCCAGCGCTTCTCGGGCGGCGGCGCCAGCACATCCAGCCCCAGCCCATGCAGCGGCAGCGCCACATCGGCCCGCAGGCTCACCGCCAGCGCGCCGGTCAGGTTCGCCGCCCAGCACCAGGGCGGGGTCGGCGAGCCATCGCAGGGCATCACCGACACATGCGCGTCGTTGCGCGCCAGCCCGAAGGCGCCGGCCTGACCCAGCGTGCCCCGGACGGCCGCGAAGGCGCCGCCATACAGCATGCGGTCCCAGGCCCAGCGCGACGCCAGGAAGGACTTCAGGGCGTCCAGGCTGGTCGTGTCGGTGTAGGGCATGGCGATGTAGTCGAAGGGCATGTCGCCCAAATTCGCCAGCGCGGTGTCGAGCACGGGATTGGTGGTGCCGCCGCTCATGGCGGTGAAGGTCACCGTCAGCCCGTCCGGCGTCACCTCGCCGCCCGGCGCGCCGCGATAGTTCAGGACCAGCGGCAGGTCGTTGCCGGTCAGCCCCTTGTGCCGCGCCGTCAGCGTCACCGTGCTGGAGGCGGCGGCGGCGGTGACCGCCAGGTCGGCGGTGCCGTTGATCGTCGCCGCCAGCGCCGTGGCGATCTGCGCGGCCGTCTGCCCCGTCGTCACCAGCTGCTGCACGCGCATGCCGCCGATGTAGAGGCTCAGCGTGCCGGCGGCGGTCGGCGAGCCGGACAGCGCGACGCTGCCCGTCGCCGCCACGCCGGCAACGGCATCGGCCAGCGGCAGCAGCCACACCTCCCCGAAGCCGTCGCGCTTGCGGTAGCACTCCGCCATCTGCGCCAGCATGGAGCCGGCGCCGGCGCGCTGCTTGACCCAGTCGACGCCCTGCATCAGCACCGGGACGCCGGCGGCCAGCGTGCCGCTGCCCAGCATCTGCCCGATGATGAGGCTGCGCTGCGCCTCCTGCGCGCTGTTCGCCCGGGAATTGTCCAGCTCGGCGAAGAAGAGCGGGACGCGAAGATTGCTCGGGATCTCGCGAAAGCCGATGGCCATGCGTCCCTCCTCAGCGCTTCGGGGCGGCGGCCGGCTTGGCCTCGCCCTCGATCACATCCTCATCGCGGATGCGGCGAAGCCAGTAATCGGTGCGCGGCACGTCCCGGCCCTCTTCGGGCAGGAAGTCGCGCAGATCCGGGTCGGGCACGGCTCGCCCCGGAGCGGGTTTCACGAACATGGGGGTGTCCCTCTCAGGGCAGCGGCGGAACCGTCTGCAGGGCGAGGACAGCATCCTCGCAATCCACGGGAGGGTCCGGGATCTCGTAGACCTCGGACCATTTCATCTGGATCGACATGCCGGCGGTGAGCATGACGGACTCGCCCTTCAGCTCGGCATTGATGACGGTGCGCAGCTCGCCGAAGTCCTCGATCCCGTCATCCGCCAGAGCCAGGGCCGCATCCGTCAGCACAGCCTCATGGATCAGGCCGCACAGCTCGCCGAGCTCGCGCTCCGCCGCCTCGCCAGCCTGCACCGACCGCACGACACGAATCTGGACGGCCATGATGCAGGAGACATCGAACGTCTTGACCAGCATGTCGCGGCCGGCGCGCACCTTGGTCTCCTGGTAGCCATAGACCAGCGCGGCCGGCGTATCGTGCGAATGCAGCGGCCAGGTGCGCGCGCGGTAGACGGCACGGCGCAGCGGTTGGACCTTGGTGCGGAGGATCTCGGCCAGCCGGTCCGCCTCGCGGTCCCGCTTGCTCGGCCAGGTCACCGCGCACCGCCCATCTGGATCCGACCCAGCACCAGCAGGGCCATGCCGTCGGCGTCGTCCCGGACATCGGTCAGCAGCCAGGTGCCCCCGGCCACGGTCACCTGGTCGCCCTGGATCGGCGCATATCCATGCCGGCGGTGGAGCTCATCCAGATCCACCAGCAGCGTCGTCTCGGTGATGGTGGCCGGCATGCCATCGTTGCCGACCACCGTCCGCCGCTGCGCGCGGGTGAAGACGCCCCGCCCCTCGAGCACACGCTCGCTGGACAGGCCCGGCGGATGGAAATGCGCCTCCGGCCGCCGCGGCCGGAACGCCGCCACCTCGCCAAGGATGTCGAGGGTGGAGGCGTTCAGCGCCCCGAAATCCGGCGGCGCCATGGTCAGCCGCCGCTGATCGACGCGCCGCGCGCCTTCGGCTGGGCGGCCTCGGTCGTCTCGTAGAGACGCACCTTCCCGCTCCAGTCGGCCAGGTCGCATTCCGGGATCTCGAACACGGACCCGGCGAGGATCACCTGCACGCCGTCATCGCCCTCCAGCGTGAAATCGGCCAGGGCCACGACCTCCACCCGCATGGACGTGGCGCGCAGGCGGTCCTGCTGGTCGAGCCGGCGCTGCAGCGCGTCGCGCTGCCGCCGCTGCGCCGCCTCCGCCTCGGTGCCCGAGCTGGCGCGCAGCTCCTCGACCAGCTGGCGGATCAGTGCGCCCTGATCCATCTGCTGCGCCCCCGCGCCGGCGTCGGAGGAGGTCTCCTTCTTCTCGGCCATGTCAGTTCACCTTCGCGGACAGCACCGCATTGACGCGGGAGGGGATGACGATGGTCGCCGACTGCGTCATCAGCCAGCGCACGCCGGGGTCCTTCTCGACCCAGCTCTTCGGCGCATAGGGCACCGCCGGGAAGCCGAGCTCCTCGTCCAGGATGGCGGCATGGGCGCGCTCGCCATCGACAGCGGGGCTGCCGAGCAGCACCGTGCCATCGGGCAGCATCGGCTTCTCGACGCCATCCTCCGGATCGATGAACCACTCGTAGTAGAGCCAGAGCGTGTATTGGCCCCAGGTGCCGAGGCGGATGGCGCCGGGGACCGGCCGGACGCCGGCCGCCTGGAAGTCCGGGTTGCCGTTGACGAAGGAGGCCACGACCTCCTTCACCAGCGGGTCCAGCCGGAACGCCGCCCAGGCGGAGGGCGTGAAGACGATGTCGGTGACCGGCTGGCCGGACTCCTTCAGCACCCGGGCGGCCCATTCGTCGATATTGGCGCTGGGCGAGATACCGGCCTGGCCCCAGCGGTTGCCACCGGTGAGCACGACGCTCAGCGCCGCGGCGCGGCCGAAGTTGATGACGGCGGTGGGGAAGCCCTCGCCGACCACCGTGATCGCGCCATTGACCAGCGCGGAGGAGGCCATCCACTCCATCCGGCGGGTGATCTGGTTGATCTGGTCCTCCAGCTCGAAGGCGAGATTGGCCGCCTGCCGCTGCGCCGGCGACAGCTCGCCGCCGCCGATCCGCTCGCCGATGGCGCGGCGCACCGCGCGCGTCGGATCGAGGCGGGTCTTGGGCTTGATGTAGGGCGGCTTGAAGGTCGGGCTGCGGAAGCCGATCGGCTCCACGAACTTGCCTTCCTGCAGCGGATTGACGAACGGGGCCAGGCGCCGCTTGCCATCGAAGATGTCGATGGTCACGAACTCCGTCGTGCTCTGGGACGTGTTCGGGAAGAACTTGTCGAGCAGGAAGGAGCTGGGCGGCTTCAGGTTCTCCACCACGCGGATGAGCGTGGAGGTGTCGTAGATGCTCAGGGCCATGGGGCCGATCTCCTGCGGGCCGCTCAGGCCGGGTTGGAGGGCTTCACGAAGATGCCGAGGGCGCGGAACGCGGCCTTGACCGAGGCGAGGGTGTGCCCGGCGCCGAGGATCAGCGCGCGCTCATTGACCTCCGCCTGGACGAGCACGCCGCAGTTGGCGAGATCGCCGGCCGTGGCGTCGTAGTCGTCGAGCAGGACGCCATACGGGGTCTGGCTGCCGTCGCTGGCGGCGCTGGCGCTCAGCGTCACCTTGCCGGAGGCGGTGATCTTGCCGACCACGGCGCCGCGCTTGAGGTTCTGGCCGGAGAGCAGCGTCTCATTGCTGGTGACGATCTGCGTGTTGCCGGCGATCAGCTTGTCCGGGACGAAGGATTCCTCGAACACGCGGGGGAGCTGGGACATGGTGACCCTCCGTTACCGGCCGCGCGCGGCCTTGGCCGCGCCCAGGATGAAGGCGACGTTGCCGTCGACGGTGTTGCGGTCCATCCCGCCGGCGGTGTCGGCGCCGACGGAGCCACGCGGCTGCCCGGACATGCGCTCGCCCAGCGAGGCGCGGCGGGGCTCCTGCGCGGCGGCGCCGGCCGCGCTGGACTTCAGCAGGGCCACGGCCTGCTTCGCCGGCAGCCCGGTCTCGAAGGCCAGGCTGGCGGCCAGGGGCAGGTTGCTGGCGGCCTCGGGCGCGCCGAAGATGGCGGCGCAGCGGGCCTTCTCGGCGGCTGCGCCGCGACGGAAGGCCTTGCGGGCGTCGGGCGTGCGCTCGGCGGGGGGCTCGGGATCGGGCGCCGGGTCATTGCCCTCTTCCTCCTCCTCGACCTGGTCCTCCAGGTCCTCGACGCGCTCTTCGAGCTCCTCGACCTCATCCTGGACGTCCTCGACGTCGTCCTGGGTGGCCGGGGTCTCCTCGGCGCGGGATTTGCCGGGCTTGGCGGAGGCGTTGCGGCGCAGGCCCGCCAGGTGGGCGAAGCGCGACGTCAGCCCGCCCGCGACATTGCGGAGGCTCATGGTGTCATCCTCTGGGGTTGGGTGGCGGATACCCGCCGCGCCTGGACGGTCTAGGCCGCGTCCAGCTCGGCCAGCAGCGCGCGGAAGGCCTCATCCGGCGCCATCACGGCATCGGCCAGGCCCGCGGCGACGCCGCGCTCTCCCAGGAAATAGTCGGCCTCCTGCGCCTTCACGGCGTCGGCCGACATCCTGCGGTTCTGCGCGACCAGGTTGACGAAGATGTCGCCCATCATGGTCACATCCTGCTGCACACGCTGCAGCAGCTCCGGCTTGATGCCGGTGTACATCTGGCGGGTCTCCTCCGCCTTGCGCGCGCCGTAGTGCACGAAATGGACGGCGAGGCCCTCATCCGTGATGGCCTTGGAGTAATCGACCATCATGGTGATGACGCCGACGCTGCCGACGCCGCCGGTGCGGGGCACCGTGACGCGGTCGCAGGCGCTGGCCAGGGCATAGGCTGCCGAATAGGCGCAGTCGCCGCAGATGCCCCAGATCGGCTTGATGCCGCGGGCCTGGGTGATGGTGTCCGCCAGGTCGAAGCACCCGCTGACCTCGCCGCCGCCGCTGTTCAGGTCCAGCACGATGGCCTCGGCCTGCGTGTCGGCCAGCGCCGTCAGCAGGTTCTGGCGGATGCCGTCATAGCCGGTCATGCCCGAATACGGCCGGAGCGTGCCGGTCTTCTGGACCAGCATGCCCTCGACCTGGATGACGGCGACGCCGGCCACCAGGTCATAGCCGGCCCGGGTGGCGCGGGCCGGGGCGGAAAACCCCAGCTCGGCATCCTCCAGCGCCGAAGGCTTCCCGCCGCCCCGGAGGATCGTCGAGATGCCCAGACGGTCGGCCAGGGCCGCCAGCGCGACCTCCGCCTTGTGCGGGTGCAGCGCCAGGGGCGTGTTGAAAATGCGCTGCGCCAGGCGCGGCAGGAGGTGGCTCATGGACGGGGTCCCTCCCTCTCCTGCCGTTCCGGCGGCGCTGCGCCGGGATCCTGCTGCTGCCCGCCGGTCGTGGCGAACACCAGGTTGAGGCCGCGCCGCCGCGCCGCATCCTGTTCCAGCGCCAGCTGGTCCAGGTTCTCCTCCCAATCCAGGCCGTCATTCTCGGCGGCCTCGCGCTGCAGGGTGGAGAGGCCGGAGGCCATCTTCATGCGGCTGCCCTCCGGCTCCTTGGTCGGATCGATCCAGCCGCGCCCCGGGCCGATCCAGCGGCACCGCAGATATTCGGCCCGGGCCTCGGCGAAGTCCGGCGCCCCGGCGGGCAGCGGCACCTCGCCGCGATCGATGGCCTCTTCCAGCAGCGCGCCCGCAATCGGCGTGCAGAAGCCAGCGCCGAACTCGTGCCGCCGGCGGCCCAGCGTGCGCCAGGCCTCAAGCAGCGCCTGGCGGGCGGAGCTGTAGGTGCTGCCGCGATAGTCGCCGGACACCGCCTCATACGAGTTGCCGGTTGCCGCCGCGAAATTGCGCAGCATCGCGGCCTCGAACATGTCGAAGGCGCTGGCCGGGCGGCTGCTGCTGATCGTGTTGATCTTCTCGCCCGGGTAAAGCGTGGCCAATCGGACATCGCCGGCCATCAGGCGCCGGTCCTCGTGGAACTTCGCCCGCTCCTGCTGGTAGGCCGACATCGCTTCGTCGCTGTTCAGCGCCGACTGGATATCGTCGGGATCGTAGGGGCTTTCGATGTAGGCCCCGAAGATCGCGTTGACGATCGCCGCCTGCACCTCCAGCTGGTCGTACTTCGCCAGCATGCGGAGCCGCGCCAGGACCGGCGTGAAGATGCCGCCGACCGGCCGGTGCTGCCCGGCGCGGTCCGCGTCGAAATGATGCACGACGATCGGCCGCCCCCACTCCGTCTCGCGCGGCAGCCGCTCCCACTGCACCGATTTGCCGGCGGCAAACCAGTCCCCGAGATGCGCCATGCGGAAATGGTAGGCCACCGGCACCTCATCGCCGTCCAGCTCGACGCCGCCGCGCAGGGTCTCGGTGTCCATGACCCCGTTCGGGTTCGAGAGCCGGTCGGGATCGATGGTCTGGACGGTGGTCGCCCAGCGCGCGCGGCCATAACCGACCCGGTCCGGGCGCCACGGGATGCTGGCCACCGCCTCGCCCTCGACCAGGTAGTGGCGGAAGGCAAGGCGGCAGATCTGGGTGAAGCTATGCCGCCGGCCGAGGTCGCAATACCGGGCCGGGTCCGTCGCCCAGGCGCGATGGATCTGCTCGAAGGCATCCGAGAACTCGCGCGCCCACACCGGGTCGAAGGCGGCGCCGAAGCGCCGCGCCAGGGCCCGATAGTCCGGGATGGAGCTTAGGCGGAAATCGGCGCCGATGACCGCGTCCAGCGTGCGGGTGACGGTGCCGGCGGCCCATCCATCGTTGCGCACCAGGTCGCGGATGCGCGCCACGACGGTGTCGCGGTAGGGGTTGACCTCGCCGTCAGGCGACCCCAGCCACGGGCGCCAGCTCGCCATCTCGGACGAGGTCCAGTCCGCGCCGTCGAACGGCACACCGCCGCGACCGACCAGCGCCTGCGCACCGCCGCCGGCGCGCCCGCGAAAGCGGGCCCGTGCGATCTCGCGCGCGGGGATCGGATTGCCGTGCTGATCGATGATCTGGGCCATCAGAACCTCATGCCGATCGCCCGCCGCCGCTGCGGCCGCGCCATGCCACGCCGCCCCAGCTCGCTGGCCAGGCTGGCAATCCAGGCCCGCAGGTCGGGCAGCGAAGCCTGGGTGTAGGAGACGGCCCGGGAGCCGTCCGGACCGCCATGGCTGAGGCTCGCCTCGCGGCGGCCGGTGAGCAGGCTCTGCATCGCCTGCAGAGCCTGGCTGTGCCACAGGGTGAGGGTGTCGTTGTCGATCGCGCTCAGGTCCATCGCCACCCCTCTCCTATGCGTATCGGCGCCCCCGGCTCTCGACCTGCACCGCGACGCGCGGCCGGGGCTGCACCACCACGGCGGCCGCCAGCGGCCGGCGCGGCTGCTCGGCCACGGGCGAGCCGGCGGCGTCTGGCACCACCGGCAGCGGCGGCGCCGCTTCCGGCTCTGGCGGCGCCGGCAGCCCGACCAGGCTGTTGCGGTCCCATTCGTCAGCCCAGGCCGGCGGGCGCTCCCAGTTGAGACGCCGCATGCCGTGCAGGCGGGCGCCGAGATGACAGCCCACCATCAGGTCCAGCACCTCGTTGCGGGCGCCGTCGCTGCGCTTCTCCCAGCGGCCCAGGCGGTTGCGCGCCTCGGCCGTCAGCTGGTCGAAGAAGTCCGGGAAGCCCTGGTGCAGCGCCGCCGGGAAATGGACGTAGCCCGGCCCCGGCATCATGCGCTGCAGGTGGCCAGACAGGTCGTTCTTCGCGCTGTCTGAGTTGAAGATGGCCACCGGAACCTGGCCGCGCGCCGCCGCGCGGCGATCGGAACGGGCATCCGGGTAACTCACCACCAGCCGCCCGTCGGCGCCGCGCTCGCCCTTGCTGGGCAGGATGTTCCAGGCGTCGCGCCCATCGATCCGTCCCAGCTTCCGGGCCAGGCCCTTCTGCCGCCAGCGCATCCACGCCTCATAGGCCCGCTCCGTGGTGCCGGGCAGGCCGTAGGCGTCGAACATCACGCAGCGCGGCTGCATCACCCGCCCCGAGCCGTCAGCGAGCGGCAGCGGCCGGGTCAGCTCGGTGAAGAGCTGCAGCCAGTCCTCCGGGCTCGTGGCCGGCTCGGCCGGGCGGCGCGCGTAGTCCAGGACCCAGGATTCGCCGTCGACGCCCCAGCCGCGGCGGAGGACCTCGAAGCGGTTGCCCTGGGCGTCGGCCGACACCGTGAAGAAACGGACCCCTGGCGGGATCTCGCCCAGCGCCAGCGCCGGCTCGACGCGCTCCTTCAGCACCTCCGGGTCCAGCGTCCCCAGCGACCGCAGCGGCGCCGGAGGCTCGCCCCAGGTCTTGGCCATGACGGTGCGCAGCGCGGTGTCATCGGCATCCGCCTCGGCCTTCCGCTCGGCCTCGACACGCGCCCGCGCCATGCCGCCGATGCCGCCCATCACGAAGGGCGACATCAGCCCATGGATCCAGAAAGCCGCGATCCGCTTGAGGTGGCGCTCACCCGTCACCCGGCCGTCTGCATCGATCTCCTCGCCCAGCCCGACCCAGCGCGCCGCGCGGTTCATGTCCCGCCGGACGTGGTCCTCGATCTTGCCCTGGCAGTGCGGGCATTTCAGCCGCGCCATGGCCTCGATCTCGTCCAGGGGCGCACGGTCGTCATAGTCGAGCAGCATGCGCGTGTGCGTGCCCGGGTTCGGGCTGCTGTAGCCACCGCAATGCGGGCAGGGCCACCACCAGGTCCTGCGGTCGCCGCGCGCGTAGAGCGACATGATGCCGCGCTGCCGGTCCACCGGCATGTGCAGCGGCAGGCCCTGGTCGGGGTGCGAGATGGCCAGCAGCATGGAGTCGGCACCGGCCGCCTGGCGGCGCGGGTCCAGCCAGGCCATCGGATCGCCCATGGACTTGTCGTAGGCGTCGACCTCATCCGCCACGATGCGCGTGACGTGCTTGTTGATGAGGTTGCTCGCCGTGAAGGCCAGGAATTCGGCCCGCATGGCGCGGAACCGCTTGAACTCCACGCTGTCCCGGCCGTGGCGCAGATGCCCGATCAGCTTGTCATGGGCCTCGAGCATCGGCTCGATCCGGCCCTTGACGTAGGCATCCTTGGTCGGGTCGGTCTGCATGTACCACAGCAGGTCCGCCGGATCCTCGGCGATGCTCTTCAGCAGCCAGTTCTCGGCCACCATGGTCTTGCCGCAGGCCCCAGGGCCGACGATGGCAACCGTGTCGTGCTCGCGATGGTCGAGGGTCTCCATCGGCTCGACCAGATAGGGCGCGTCGCCATGGTCCCAGCGGACCAGATGGCCGCCCACCGCCGACTTCACCCAGCGCGAAGCGGCCGTGAATTCGGCTGTGCCGATGGCGCGCGGCGGCAGCAGGGAATCGAACGTCTCGATCAGCAGCCGGGCGGGGTCAGCATAGGGTATCTGGCTGGGCCTGATCCTCTTCATCTGCGCCCTCTTCCTGGTCGCCTTCGCGCAGCTCAGGAGACAGCAGCGACACGAGGCGATCCCGCAGCACTGTCTGCTGGTCCTGCACGAAGCGGCGCATGTCCCGCACCACGGCGTCCGGCAGGTTATGCCTTCGCCCCATCTGCACCGGCATGGCGCCCAGGGCCTGCGTCAGCTCGCGCCATGTCCGGTCCAGCAGGAACCGGATCTGGCTCTTGTCGAGCAGGAAGGATCGCTCCTTCTTCAGCCGGTCGAGATCGCGGGCGTTCTTGATCTCCTGCCCGAAATCCTTCGATCCGAGCTCCCGCTCGCTGGGCTCGCGGAGGCCGGCATCCAGGAGACTGAGCTGCGCGAGCTCCGCACTGCGCGTCCGCTCCGCCTCCGCCTCATCCTCGCGCTTGGCGGAGATGAAGGCGCGGACCTCCTCCGCATCGAACTGCCACGGCGTGCCCGCGCCGCCGCGCTGCAGAATGGGCATGTCCGGGTAGCGCACCGTCAGGTCGCGCATCGTGGGCAGGCTGACGTCGAGGAGGCGCGCCATCTCCTGCAGGTTCACCACCGGCATCGCCACCCCCCGGACGGAAACAGGAAAAGCAACAGAAGCCGTTGTTTTGCTTCTAAAATTCGGGGTGAACCCGGGCCGCGAATTACTCGCGGTGGACCCCCCCCTTCAGGAAGGACCCAACAGGGGGGGGGTGCCCCCTTCCTGCCTCTCCTTGCGCCGCCTCAGGCCCTCAGACGGGCCACGGCTGCATCCACCTGGCCAGCCTGAAGGCCGCAGCGCCAGTCGACAAAGAGAAGGTTTCCCCTCAGCCCTTCCAACCCTGGCAGCCAATCGTCGATTACCAGGAAGGTTGGATACCCATGCCCTGCCAGCCAGCGCGAGATTTCGGCGCCCCTATTCGGGCCAGCATCATCGGTTCGCCAATCCTCATGGAAGGTCCCACGCACTCCGGCATTACGAAGCACCGGCCGGACATCGCCACGCAGGCGCCAGCTACTCGAGACCACCAAGCCCGCGCCAGAGGCGGCGGTAATCGTATTGAGGGCACCGATACAATGCGGCACCAGAACCCGCCTGGATGAATGGATCGGTGGTTGGGCCGGGAAGCGCCCTCTGCTGTGACGGAAGGGTACCGAAACTGGCGGCGGCACCCTCAACGCCAGAACTCCATCTATGTCGAGGAAGATGACAGACTTCATGCGCGGCCCCCGCCTGCCCTACCTCGCGGTGGCCCTGGCCCGAGCGATGGCTTGCTGGAGCGCGGGGCCGAGCCGCGACCGCACCGACTTGATGACCCGCGCCTTGAAGCCGAACACCGGCTTGTAAGTCGCCTCTCTTTTGAACGCCGCCAGCAGCTCCGGCGGCTGATCCTCGCGGCGGCGCCAGAAGCCGCCAGCACCACCCGGCCCCGTGCCGATGAAGACCCCGGGCTTGCCCTTGAGGTTCTTCAGCGCGTTCCGCGCCATGTTGCCATACTGGTTGCGCCGGATCTCGACAGGGACAACCAGCGCACGCCGGCCCGCCTTGGGCTGCACGACGCCGCCGGTCTCCTGCGGCGCCAGATACTCGGCCTGGCGCTGCCGGATGTAGACCCTGGCCATCGGCGCACCGCGGCGCGCCGGCTGGATGGCGACACCGTTCCGGGTGAATGGGGTCGGCTGGTCGAAGATGCTGGGCAGCTCCTCCCTTACCTCATCCGCCGCGCCTTTGGCCGCCGTGGTCAGGGTCAGCGCCTCAACGAATGGCATTTGCCGCGAGAGGCTGAGGAGGGCCTTTTCGAGACGCGGCAGATCGGTCCGGATGTGCAGATCGATCATGGCTTCGATTGCCCCCGCAGGATGGACGCCGCCGGCGGCCATTCTGTCCTGGCCGGCGCAAACAGAAACGCCCGGTGGCCGTAAGGCTCCGGGCGCTCGTGCTGCAGATTTTGACAACCTAGCGGCGTTTTGGATGAAGTCAACCACTTAGCTGCGGCAGTAGTCGTCCGCGACCATCCAGAGGTCGGCCAGCCGCGCGAGGCCGCCTTGCAGGGCATAGAGCCGGCCAGCGCAGCTCTCATCCTGGCCGGCGACAGCTTCCACGGCGCTTGCCTGTGCATAGGCAGCTTCGCCCCCAGGCTGCCGGAGGTGTTCCAGGGCCACATTCACCCGCTGGCGGTAATGCTCGCGCGCCTCGACGGCGTGGAGGCCGCTGGACGCGGCAAAGCCGCTGCTGCCCAGCGACGCCACGACCCGCTGCATGGCGACCGAGCGCAGCCAGTAGAACCTGAACAGCATGCCCGCGTGCCAAAGGCGGTCGACCAGCTGGCCGCGCACGTTGAGGGCGTCCAGCCTGCACTCGATGCGGTTGCGCCTGACCCGCAGAACAGTGACCCGATCGACCCAATCGAGTTCCTCGGGGAAGGCCACGATGCGCGCCTCCTCCGGCATGCGAGCCTGGGCGGCGGGGCCATCGGCACCCTCATCCTTGGGCACCTCGACCAGCGCCTTCCGGACAGCCCGCGCCGCAGGCTTCCGCAGCGAGCGCGCAACGGCGCGAGCTGCCGAGTGGTGGGCTTGCATGTTGCTGTTGTTCCCGATGCTCATGTTGCGGCCCGCGTTACCCGCGTTACCCGCCTGTTACCTCCTTCTGTTACCTATAAGGTATTGAATTAGAAGGATTGTATCAGAGGTAACGCTAAAGGGTGGGTATGCTCGTGTAGGAGAGAGAAAGCGCACCGGCCTTTGCATCAGCGCGCATATAGGGAATTGGCCGTTACCGCGTTACCTCGTTACCTGCCCAATGTTTCCAATGGGTTGGCGGTAACGCCCCGGGTAACGGGGTAACGCTGTGGGGGCACGGGGCCAGTTCATTCGCCCCCCTCGCTGCTGTTCAGAGCCAGCAACTCCAGGGGCAGCCACGTCCCTCGGCTCTTACCGCCATCGGTGAAGTGCATCGTCGGGCCGACTTCGACACCTTGGAGGTCCCGAAGGGCGCGATGCCAGACGCCATCCTTCCACCTAGTGTCGGCGAAGAGGCGTTCCGTGGCGGGGCCGCTGCCAATCCATAACCCAGGCGGGGGCAAGGGGCCATAGGTCAGTTTCAGCCGGTTCCGGCCGAGCTTGGAGGCCCATTCCTTCCGGAAATCCGCGTCGCCGCGCTTCGACCAGGCGGCCGAGAGCGCGCCGGCGATGGTGTCGGTGGTCCGGCCATCGCGGGACAGCTCGATTCGGGAGCCCAGGAAGTGCTGCAGCACCAGCTGCGGCGTGTCCTCCTCCGCCGTCTCCTCCTCGGTGAGGTAGAACTCGCGGAACTCCTCCAGGATGTGCCCGGCATCCTGCTGGGTCAGCGGCTCGTCATGGGCGAGCACCTGCCAGCCGGCCAGCAGGGCGGCGAGCTGGTCAGCGGCGCGGCCGGTCGACTGGCGCTCGACGGCGGCGGCGCGCAGCAGCGCACGGTTCTGCAGGTAGATGCCGAAACGGTTCTGCAGGCGGCGCAGCAGGGCCGGATACAGCTCCTTCGCGCGGCTGATGGCCTCCTCCACCCGAGCCTCATTCTGGGCGGCGGGGCGGCGCATCTGCAGCAGGGTGATGCGGGAGGCATCCGCCGGGGCCAGGACCACCGGGGTGATGGCCGCCAGCAGGAAGCACCCGTTGACGCGGAAGGTGCGCGCCTCGCCCTCGGCATTGCCGCGCGCGGTGACGGCGCCCTGCCGCCCGCTGGCGCCGCGCATGAGGTCGAGGATGCGGGCGATGTGGCCGGTGTTGGCCTCGGCCTCATCCACTGGGATCAGCACCGCGCGGTTGTCATAGACCTGGCGTAGCGCCGCCTCGCTGGTGTCGGTGGTGGGCAGGCTGCCGCCACAGGCCGCCGCGATCCAGCGCATCAGCGCCGACTTGCCAGAGCCGAAGGGGCCACGCAGCAGCATGTGCGGGCGCCAGGGCAAGGCCGCCGCCAGGATGCCATTGGCGACCATGCCCAGCAGCAGGGCCGGCCCCGCATCCAGCTGGGTATGGGAGAAGGCCCAGAGGTTGAGGTCCTTCCAGAGCTGGGCGACCTGCTCCTTCGTGGCCTCTTTGGGGGTGGGGCGTGGCCGCGGCGCAGCAGCCAGGTAGACGGCGCTGCCATGCTGGTGGCCGGGCGGGTAGACCTCGCCATCGGCCAGGATGCGGTCGCCGCAATGGATGACGAGGCTGTCGGGGCTCGGGCCGAGCCAGACGCCATCCAGGCGCATCTCGCGACGTTCCACCGGCCCGGCCGCCGTGCACGCGGCCATCAGGGCATCGCCCGCGATGCGCGCGGAGAAGTCGCCGCTGCGCTGCATGACGGGCAGGCCTTTTTCGTCCCGGACGATCTTGCCGAGCGAATCGCGGATCGGCGACATGTGCGGCCAGCGGCGGGCCAGCCATGCCTTGCCGGAGGCGCCGGCATAGAGGGAGGAGATGCAGGCCGCCGCGTGCATATCCCGCGCGGCCAGAATCTGCTGCAGCCCGGCGGCGTCCAGGAAGACATAGGCCGTCGCGCCGCGGCGGGACATCACGCCCAGCGGCACCACCGCGCCGAAGCCGGTGGGCTCCTCCTCCTTCTCCTGCGGCTCGGGCCCACCCTCGGTCGCGGGCGGCTTGCGGCGGCGCTTCTCCTCCCGCACCGCCTGGTCCAGCTTGACCACATTCGGGCCGCTCATGCCGCCTCCACATACAGCTCAGGGAGCGGAGCGGCCTCGCGGCGCATCAGCGCCTGCAGCTGCTTGCCATGCTCCGTTGTCTCGGTGACCACGCCGCCCCGGAGGCCGCGCAGGAAATGCGCCTGTTCCTCGGCCGGGCCGAGCGGCAGGCATGCCCCATCGAGGGCGCGGGCCAGCCAGCGCGCGACGTTGCGCACCACCAGCACCGGCTGCTCTGTGCGATCCGACCAGTGGTCGGGGTCCAGCGCGCCGCCCAGGGCGGGCGCCAGGCCAGTCAGGCGGCGCGGCTGCTTCTCGAGCGCCTGGTCCACCACCAGGAGATCGATGATGTCCGGGCCCCACAGAGCGCGGGCGCCCAGCAGGCGCGGCTCCATGGCCGGTGTCGCCAGGCCGCTCACAGGATCGACCTCGACAAGGCACGGGTAGCGAGAGAAGCCGTCATCCGGCACCGGCGGCGCACCGCAGCGCACGGCCATGACCAGGCGGAAATCGGAATCCTTGGCGCCGCGCCAGGGCAGCGGGTCCCAGTAGCCCGGGCCGGCGCCGCGCACCGGCATGACCGCGAAGAGCTGGCGGCAGCGCCATTGGCCGTCCACGCCGCCGAAACGCTCGCGCAGCCAGGCACCATGGCGCCGCCGGTCGAGCCGCCGGACGGCATCGTCGAACAGGGCGGCGGGGTCATGGTGCATGGCATCCTGCCGGGCACGGGCTCATTGGCCGCGCCACCACAGCGCCGCCCGGCGCGCAGCCTTGGCCCGCCACAGCGTCCAGTCGGCAAGGTCGTACCAGCGGCGCTCACGCCAGATGGCGAACAGCTCCATCGGCCGGCGGGCAGGCCGCAACAGCGGCCGCGCCAGCGCCCGGAGAATGGATCGAATCATGCGAGGTCCTCAGGGCGTCGAGCCGCGCCTCGAGCAGGGCTCGGCGGGCGTCGAGACGGCGGGTTTCGGCGGTGATCCAGGCGGCGTAGCCGTCGCGGATGCGGCAGCTCTCGCTCTGGCGGGGATCGGTGGCCTCGCCATGCCAGTAGCCACGGACGCGGCGCGGCGAGATGCCGCACAGGCGCGCCACAGCGGCATAGGCACGGTCGAGGCCGGAGGGGCGGTGCGCCTGCACCATCTCGCGGATCATGTCCGGGGCGGCGATGGCGTCACTCATGGGCGCCGCGCCCGGCAGCGCGGGCGAAACGCCCGAAATTTTGGGTGAAATACCCGGCACAGCGGGTGCCCTCCATGACAGGATTCTGGCCATGGAGAGTGTTGCTGTTGCTCGTGAGTACCGACTGAGCGGCGCCGGGCTGGAACCCCGGCGCCGTTCGCATTTCGGGGAGGGGGCGGCCGATAGTGTGGGCCGCCCCCTGATCCGCCGCCGGGGGAGGCAGGCTGGCGGCGGAAGCTACGTGGGCGCGGACCGTGCCGTTGCCGGAACGGCCCGCGCCCTCCACCATGGCCGCACCCCTGCGGGCCATGGAGGAACCGGACAGCACATGATCGAGAACATTCTGATCGGCGGCGTTCTGCTGCTGCTGGTCCTGGCGTTGATCGGGAAGCTCTTCGGAGAAAAGCTGACCCGACTGGAGGCCAAGCTGCGCGCCGATCCGGCCGCGCCAGCGCCGAGGCAACCGGCGCCCCAGGCGCCAAAACCGCCGCTTGAATTCACCCGGCCGCCGCCGGAGGGCGACCGGATACGCTTCGGCTACACGGACCGGGAGGGCCGGGAATCCATCCGGATGGTTACCCCGACGCAGCTCAATTTCGGCTACACGCCGGCCGGCGAGCGGGTGATCGAGAACTTCTCGGCCTACTGCCACGACAGCCGCGCCAGCCGCACTTTCCGCGTCGACCGGATGAAGCAGGCTTACGTCTTCGACACGGGCGAAGTGTTGGGAGACGCGGCGGCGATCGAGCGCTGGCTGCTGGAGGAGCTTCCGACCCCCGCGGGCCGGCGCCGCCGCAAGCCTCGGGCCAAGCCCAAGCCGCGAAATGTCGCGGAATGAGGGACGAGTCGCGGTCATGCGGCCCGCCCATCGGCGAAGGGCTCGGCGAACACGTCAGGGCGCAGTTGATGGCAGGGGATGCCGGTCAGGCGCGAAATGGCGGCGACATGCTCGGCTGGAATGCGCCGCCATTTGTGCGGAGCCGTCCTGCTCAGACCAAGGTGGCCTGCCAAAGCCGCATTGCTGCCGGCCGCTTTGACCGCAGCCTCAACGCCAGCCCGAAGACGCGATTTGAGATCGATGTCGGCCATAAAGGATTTGTAGAGAAATTCTCTACGGCCGACAAGTCGGAAGCTTGCGATCCTCTCAACAGCCAGGAGGCAAGAAATTCAACACACTGCCTGCCCATGACAGACGCCCACCACAAAAGAGACGTGGGAGATCGGCTCCGGCAGGCGCGCGAAGCCCTTGGCTTTGGCCTCAGAGAGTTTGCTCGCCTACACGACCTCGATCCGACCAAGCTCAGCCACTGGGAAAAGGGCAAGCACTACCCCGACCCCCAGTTCATCCGCGAGCTCTGGCGGCGGCATCGAGTGAACGCCGATTGGGTCTATCTCGGTGAGATCGCTAGTCTTCCTCACAGCCTGGTGGAGAGTTTGCGGGCGGCCGAACGGGGATCACAGGGGGCTTCTTCGGCGGCTTCTGCCCCTTTGCCAGAAAAGACCTAGTCAGCACTCCACCGATCATCGCGGCACCTCCACGCGAACCATTTCAGAACATTTAAGGAACATCAAGAGCCAAAAAAACCTACACTCTAGGAATATAGGCACAAGCAGGAAGGGCGCACCGGAAAGCCCGGCCGCCATCAATCAGGCTGCTCCTTGGAGATCGCGCAACCAGCGCGTTGAGATTTTCTCAACATTTCCACTTGCTCGTAGAGAAATCCTCTACGAATATCCTCCCCGCGCCATCCCGGCGCTGGAGGCATCACCATGGGAGCGCGCATCACCCGCGCGGCCGCGACGCCGAGCCCGAATGATCTGGGATCGGCCTGCATCGGCACCCTCAATGGCGACCTGCTGATCGCGCAGCAGGGCCAGATCCTGGCCACCATCAAGGCCAGCGGCGACATCACCGGCAACAAGGTGGCGGCCCTGGCCGCCCTGCGCGGCGACCGGCTGCACACGGCGCAGCGCGTGGCCATCATGGCCGCGCTGCACCATGCCGTGCTGCTGGACGAGCGGCTTGCGGCGGAGAGCCGCCCGGCCCCGCCGCCGATGCAGGAGCTGCACAGCCTGCACCGCCGCGGGCTGCGGCTGGACCTGCATCGCAGCCTGGAAGCGCCGGGCAGCTTCGCCGTGTTCCGCGACCTTCCCCCGCCCGCCTGCCGCGCGTCCGACCTTGCCTCCGCGCGCCGCTGGGCGTTGCAGGCGGCCCAGGCTTTCCCCGGCGCGACCTTTGCCGCCTGCCAGCTGGTGGAGGCCACCCGCCTGGAGGCGATGCCGGCCCAGGAGATCGCGGCATGACCCAGGCGACACTCTCCACCGCCGCCTCTCTGCCCGCCGTCGCCATCATCGACCCCAGCCGGGGCTGGCTGGCGACCATCCACCCCTGCGGCCACATCGACGGCAGCGCCGAAGCCGCGCTCGACCACCTCTCCCGCCAGACGCCCGGCCCCGCCGCCCAGCCCGGCCACACGCTGATGCTGGCCGCGCTGCGGCTGGCGCTGCGCGGCCGGACCCTCGACGTGCCGCCGCGCTACGACCAGCAGGGTTTCGTGGTGCTGCGCAGCCTGCCGCTCGACACCGAGTTGCACCGCTCCGAGAACGCCGCCCGCGCCAGCGCCGAGGACCTGGCCGACAGCCACCCGGGCAAGGAGATCCGCGTCGCCCAGCTGCTCGCCACCTACCGCCAGGGTGCGTGCCATGTTGGGTGACGCCCTGCTGCGCCTGACCACGGCGGCCGAGGCCGCCCTCGACCGCGACCCGGCCGCCCTGCCGCCGGGCTGGATCGACGAGGTCAACCGCTACGCCAACGCCCTGCTGCGCAAGCCGCGCCCGGACCAGGCCGAGCTGCGCCGCCTGGGCGGCCGCATCGGCGGCGTGCTGCTGTCGCTGATCTCAGCCCCGCGCGGCAGCGAGGCCCTGGCCCGCCATCGCCTCGCCGAGCTGCGCCGCCACGCCGAGGCCGTCCGCGCCGCCGAGGACCCGGAGGCGTTGCGTATCCCCGAGCCCGCCAACCGCAACATCCTGGTGCAGCGCCTGACCTGGCCGCTGAAGATCGGCCGGTGAGCACCCGCCCCCACCCCCGCCCGTCCTGCGAGACCGCCGCCAATCTGCTGGCCGGCCGGCGCGGCGCGGGCGCCACCCACAACCCTGTCGGAGCCCCCATGCGCCCCTTCGACATCCGCGTGCGCGAGGTCATGGACCATCAGTGCCGCATGCTCCCGGCCGAGCGCGCCGCCGAGTTCGTCGCGCTGGAGCAGGACCGCGACCGCCTGCGCAGCATCGTGGCCGAGATGCTGCCGGCCGACACCATGCCCCCGGCGGGCGGCGCCGCGCCGGTCAGCGCCGCGAACGCGGGAGAGGCCGAATGACCCACATCACCCTCGACACGCTGCACCGCGTCGTCGTGAGCGCCGTCCGCTCCGACGCGCCGGATCTCTCCCAGCGCCAGCTGGCCGTCCTGCTCGACGCCGCGCGCCAGCCCGAGCCGCGGACCGTGCGCGGCCTGGCGGCGGCGCTGAACGTCTCGAAGCCGGCCATCACCCGCGCGCTGGACCGGCTGGAGGAGCTGTCCCTGGCGCGCCGCATCCCCGACCCGAAGGACCGCCGTAGTGTGCTGGTCAGCGTCACCCACGCCGGGCGCGAGCATCTCGCGCGCCTGGTCAGCCCCGGCGAGGTCCTCCAATGAACAGCGAGGCCAACCGCCTCCTGCTGGAGGCCATTTCGAAGATCGCCAGGGCCGTCGAGCTGATGCACGCGGACGCCTTCCCGCCGCCGGCAGCGGCGCGGCCCAGGCGCGACCACGCCTCCACGGTGCGCGCGCTGGAGCGCTGGAAGCACAGCCCCCTCCCCGTCCTGGCCGTTGAGCCCCCCCCCCATGCCTGCCGCGGAGCCGGCACCGGTGGCTGAGCCCGCCCAGCCGGCTGCGGAAGCCGCCGCGCCCGAAACCCGCCGCGGACGCGCATGGACGCCGCAGCAGCGCCAGGCCGCCGCCGAGCGCATGCGCGCGACCATGGCCAAGCGGCGTGGCGCCGCCGCCCCTGCGCCGATCCAGCAGCAGGAAGCGGCTCCCGCGCCGGAAGCGGTCCAGCCGCCCACAGCTGCGCCCCGTCAGCCGGAGTCGCCTGCTCGTCAACCGGAGACGCCGATCCGTCAACCGGAATCCGTCGCGCCGCCGCTGCCGCCGGTTGTTGATGATCCTCGTGAGGATGCTCGCAATCTGCTAGCCGCCGGCATGTCGCCGCGCGAGGTGGCCGACGAAACGGGCCTGAAGCTCAGCGAGGTTTCCGCCCTCGCCTTTGCTCTGCGCGAACAGCGCGCCGCCAGCGCAGGGAGGGCCTGATGGGCGACGTCATCCCCACGCCGCGCCAGGTCGACATCGAGGCGGACATGGCACCGCCGCGCGCGCTGCTGGCGCCGATCGGCGAGGTCGCCGCCGCCGGCGACAACCTCCGCCGCCACAGGGCGCCGGATCGTGACCGGCAGCTGCGCGACAGCATCGCCGCCATGGGCATCCTGCAGCCGCTTCTGGTGCGCCCGCGCGCCGAGGGCGGCTGGGTCGTGATCGAGGGCCATGGCCGTCTGCAGGCGGCGCAGGAGCTTGGCCTCGCCCAGGTGCCCATCCTGGTGCGGCCGTCCGGCGAGGCCGAGCAGCTGGCGGTGCAGGCGGCCACCAACATCGTCCGCGCGCCGCTGGAGCCGATCGACCAGTGGCGCGCCATCGTGTCGCTGCAGGAGCGCGGCTACAGCCTGGTGGAGGCCGCAGGTGCCATCGGCATCGCGGAGCGCAAGGCACGCCAGCTCGACCGCCTCGGCCGCCTACATCCCGCGCTGTTGGCGGAGATCGAGAAGAGCGGCATGCCGGCCGACCATGTGCTGATCCGCGTTGCCTCGGCGCCGCCGGAGGCGCAGGCCGCAGCGCTCAAGGCACCTGGCGCGTGGCAAGGCAGCGGGAAGGCGCGCCAGCTGGCTTGGCACAATCTGAGCGCCGCGCTGGCCTCCGCCCGCATCCCGCGCAGCCGAGCCATCTTCGATCCGGCCGAGGCCGGCATCGCCGTGGAGGAGGACCTCTTCGCCGAGCCCGGGAGCAAGGAGCAGTTCTTCTTCACGGACGTGCGCGGCTTCATGGCCGCCCAGGAACAGGCCCTCGCCAAGCTCGCCGCCGCGAAGCCGAAGCCCCGCATCGAGATTGTCGCGTGGAAGGAGCAGGGCCCCGCCATCCCGCGCGGCTGGATCCGGCTGTATGGCGACAAGAAGCCGAAAGGCTGCGTCTCTTACCGCGCCATCGCACCGTCCGGCTGGAACATCGGCGAGGTGGTGGAGGTCCTGGCCCTGCCGCCGGCACCGCCCAAGAAGAAGGACGGTCAGCCTGGCGCAGTGGCCTCGACCGAGGCGGAGGAGGCCGAGACGCCGCCGGTGCCGCAGCGTGAGCGGCTGACGAAGCGCGGCCGCGACATCCTGGCGCAGATGCAGACCGATGGCCTGCACGCTGCCCTGCGCCAGGACGCGGAGCAGCGCGACGAAGCCGAATGGCTGGAGCTGCTGCTGGTGGCCCTCTGCGCCGACAATGTGCAGATCCGCCCGGGCGGAACGGATCGCTATCAGCCGCTGGTGCGGTTCGGCGACATCGCAGCTCAGCTGCTGGACGAACAGGCGCAGCAGCGCGAGCTCGAACACGGCGTGACGCGGCGCCTGGCGGCCGAGGCGCTGTGCCGCATCCTCTCGGTGACGGGACCGACGCGCGCCGGCAGCGGCCGCGCCGCGCACTGGGTCGGCCGCTGGGTGGATGCGCGCGGCAGCATGCCGTTCCTGGACACGCCGGAGCTACTTGCGACGCTGTCGGCCGACACGCTGCGCCACATCGCCGCCGACCTCGACATGCCGACCAGCGGCACGGCGACGGCGCTGCGCGAGCGCCTGGCAGGCAAGGCCCGCGCCATGTGGCTCGAGGAAGCGGAGTTCACCGCGCCCGGCCCGCGGGCGCCGGAACCTGAGCCCGACGAAGAGGAAGAGGAATGAAGCACCTCGCGGAGATGGGCGTGGTGGCGCTGGTGCTGCTGGCCCTGCTGAACCTGGCGGCCGTGCTCGAGCAGGGGGCGGAGCTGCATGCTCTGCTGGGTGGCCTGTGAGCGGCGCCCCTTCCCCGCTGCCGCCCGCCGAGTTGCGCCAGCAGGCCATCGCCGTGGAGCTGCGCCTGCGGAATCCCTGGCTCTACCCAAACACCGAGGCCGGGGGCTTCCGGGCGATGGAGGACGCAGCCGCGGTAATGGGAGCCGGAGCTCTCGCCGCCCGCGCCGCGATCCGCGCGGAGCATGCCGCGTGGTCGGATGCGACCTTCGGCCGCCCGCCTGCCATCGGACCGCTCGGTCCGCTGAAGCACCTGGCCAAGGAAGCCTTGGAGGCCGCCGCCGCGCCGCACGCGCTGGAGGAATGGGCCGACCTGCAGTTCCTGCTGTGGGACGCCCAGCGCCGCGCCGGCATCACCGACGACCAGGTTGTCGCCGCCATGCGGCAGAAGCTGGCGGTCAACAAAGCGCGGCACTGGCCAGCTCCGCAGGACGGCGAGCCGCGCGAGCATGTGAAGCCTGCAGGAGGCGCCGACGATGCCGAATAGCCGCGTCATCCGCCGCCTGGGGCACAGCGTCAGCGATGCCGGTGTTATCACCTACCATGAGCGTGAGGCGACTTGGGCAGAGGCCGATGCAGTGGCCGGGCGGCGGGTGGATCGCCGACGGCTCTACTGCATCATGACCGACGACGACGGCCGCGACGCCCTGCATGAGGTGCTGCGCTGGACGCAGCACTGCACCGGCTGCACCGAGGTGCCGGAGATGACCCTTCCTCCAGATCGCGGCCCAGGCTGTCGGGAATGCGGCTATCAGGGGCGGGTGCGGAATAGCGTCTGGATCGCCTCAGACCAGGGAGGCGCCGACGATGCCGGGTGATCGCCCCATTTCCTTCGGCTCGGCCCGCGATGTGTCCGCGGACTGGGCGAGCGCCGCGGCGCCCACTGAACCGGAGGGCGGCGATGGATAGGCGGTTTCTCAGCCTCAGCGAGGCCGCTGCCTATGTCGGCGTCGGGCAGGATCTGTTTGCCGCGGAGGTCGAGGCCGGCATGTGGCCACGTCCCCTGCGGCGCGGCCGAACGGGGCGCCGCCTCACCTGGGACCGCAAGCTGCTGGACGCCAGGGCCGACGCGCTCGGCCAGGAGCATGGAGGCGCGCCGCAGCCCCCGCCAGCACCCGATGCCGCAGACCTCGGTCACCAACAGCCCGCTGGCCCTGCCAGCCGGGAAGCCGAATTGCTCAGAAGGATTGCCAGCCGCCATGACGGCCAAGCCGCCGCCGGCCGAGGACGTGCCCGCCGGACTTAAGCCCATCCGCAAGCGTCTCGCGGATGGAAGCTTTCGCACCTACTACTTCGACCGCCGCACGGGCACCGCCCTTGGGACGGATCGCGCCGTGGCGATTGAGCGCCTCCGCGACATGCGCGAGGAAGCGCTTGCCCCTCCCGCCGTGGAGCCGGGCAGCTTTGAGGCCCTGGTTTCCGCCTTTCGGGCCTCGCCGGAGTATCTCGACAAGCGGGCCACCACCCGGCAGCAGTATGCCTACGAGATGACGGAGCTGCTGCGCGACCTGCATGGCAGCCTCCTGTCCGACATCACGCCGGCGGTGGTCTATGCCATCCGTGACCGGACGGCCGCCGCCGGCCATCGCCACAAGGCCAACAGCCTCATCCGCATGCTCCGCATCCTGTTCGGATTCGCCAAGCGCCGCGGGCTGGCGGCGACAAAGCCCACCGATGACGTGCCCCTGATCGCGGTGGAGCCCCGGACGGCCGTCTGGACCCCGCAGCAGATCGAGGCATTCCTGACCGGTGCCCGCCCCAGCCTGCAGGCTGGCATGGCGCTCCTGCTCTACACGGTGCAGCGCCTCTCGGACGTGATGGCGCTGACGAGGGAGAACCTCCACGAAAACCCGGCGGATGGGCGGCTGTGGATCGGGCTACGGCAGCGGAAGACCTCCGCCCTGGTCTGGACGCCCTGCCACCAGCGCCTGGCGGCAATCTTGAGGGCCTTGCCGCCCGAGCAGCACCACCTGGTCCCCTCGCCCACCGGCCTGCCCTGGCCCAAGCGCAATTTCGCCCGGTCGTGGGACGCGCACCTGCAGCGCCGCAACAAGCAGCTGGCGGAGCAGGGCTTGCCCCTGATTCCGGCGCTTCAGCGCCGCGACCTGCGCCGCACGGGGATGGTGCAGATGGCCCTGGCCGGCGCCACGCCAAACCAGATCGCGGCCGTATCAGGGCACAGCATCGACCAGACCATGAAGATCCTGGACGTCTACATCCCACGTCGGGGCGACGTAGCAGCGGGCGCCATCACGGCCTGGGAATCGAGTCCCGGCGGAGAGACCTTCTCGGCCTTCGAAAAAGGGGGCGGAAACCAGTTTCCGGTTACCGGAAACCGGAAAACGAGCAGTTCGGTAAAGACTTGA